GTCTAAGCGCTGATTGATAATATTAAACGGCACACCCATTGCAAAAAGCTGTGCGGCTGTTGCCATTTTTTCCGTGTTGCTTGTTTGTAGTGCCTCCACGTTTGAAAGGTCATAATCCAAAATAACGCCTTGCCCAAACTCCGGCGCTATTGACTGATTAAAGCAATTCTTAATATCTTCAAGTAGCGGCACCAAATGGTCTTGCCAAAAAATCTTCCTTGCTGTTTCGATATTGTTGTATGTGCTGTTCTCTAATACGCCAATCATCGGCGGCGGCACATTAAAGATTGTGCATATTTCTTCACGTGTAAATTTGCGGCTATTTAAAAAATCTAGCTCCGCCGGTGATAGGCTCATTTGTTGCCACTTGGCGCCTGCTCCTAATACCCACGGCGAGCGTGCATTTTCAAAGCCTTGGTGTTGGTCGCGTATCATTTGGCGTGCCTCTTCCCATTGGTCACGTGTCAAATGGCTTTCAAATGTGAAAATACCGTCTGAAATGGCACGGTTTTGAAGTGAAACTTTTTGAAAGCGCACGGCTTCAACTTCACTATCAACCGTTCTTGCTCCGGCTTGTAGCGGTGCCATGCCCCAATAAGGGTTTGCAGGGTCTAAAAACTTATTGTGCATAATGTCGCGTTGTTCAAAGCGCTGTCTTACGCCGTCTTTCTCGTATAAATAATGGTCAATAAAATCCGTTTTACTTGGTATAACCTTCATTGCATCCGGCGGCAATTGCCACAATTCTACCGGCACCCCTCCGGCTCTTACCTTTGTAAACACGGCATTACCGCCCAAATATAAATGGTGAACCATGCCTTCTATAAGGTCTTTTCGGTTGTGAAAGGGCGTAGGATTTTCAATTAAAAGCTCCATAGGATGCCGCTTTATTTGTTGCCAATCACCATTGCGCTTTTGTCTATACGCGTACCACGGCACACTTGCCGCACTCCTAGCGATTAATTGAATACAGGCATAAACATATGTGCTAGACTTTAGCCCCTCGCTTATGGCTTTCTCGGTTGTCCAATCATTAAATTTTGCGTCTTGGTTTGTCTTCCAACTTGGCAACAACTGACTATAACGCATTGATTTTTTTCTGAAAGGGTTAAATTTCAAGCTTTGCCCCTCCTTTTCGTATATTTACAAACGGAAAAAAGCGCCCCCTATTCATTGTGGGTCGGCGCCTGTTTATTATTCTGTTGAGACTCTTTTATTTCGCTTAGTATGTCTTGCTTGGCTCGGTGTATCTCGGCTTGCAACTGTGTATAAATAAACTTGTTTTGGATTTCTATGTTATTCATTTCTTGTTGCAAGTTCTGTTGCTGTTTGGTTTGCGCTTGGTTGCTTATATGTGAAAAGATGCCGGCTAATATAACACCTTCAACAATGACGCTTGCTATAAATTCGATAATGGTTAATGTGATAGTTTCACTCATTTTCTACACTCTCTTATTTCGTCTTTTATTTCTTCGATTTCGTTATACAGTTCTTGGCTTTGCTCTTTTAAAAGCTTGGTGCTATTTGCTTTGCTTAGTGCTGTATTGACTATCACAATAGCAAGGAACATGAAAACGTTAAAATCCTGTAGACAATGCTTGAAATAGTCAAACATGGTCAATCATCCTTGTTGTTTAAAATCAATGCAAACACAATTGCCACGGCTACAACCAAAAATAAAAGGCTCCACCCATGCAAGAAAGAATACTTGCTAAATCCAAATGCTACTTGTGCGTTTTCTGTTAGCTCTTCAAAGGCTTTTTTAGCGCCTTCGTCTAATGTTTCAAACAAGATAGTTACGCCCTTCCTATAAAGAAATTAATAGCGGTTTGCCAACGTGTAAGGGCTTGGCTCATTGCATCTACCATATCGTCATGCTTTCCGGCTGGAAACTGAATTAATTCCTCGATAAAATCATTAATCCAAGGGCATATGCTCGGATGCGGTAAAAATACATTGCCTGCTTCCCATTGTGGGCTTATGGCATCCGCTCGCACGGTTTTGCCGCCCATTGGCTCAATAGGTATCATTCCACTAATCTCTTTCTTTAAATAGTCAATTATTGCCGTTCCGTTTGCTTTATCCTCAACTAGCTTTGTATGAGCTTTCGGATGTTTAGCGGAAAAAGCACGGATAGCCGCAACCGTTTGTGGAAAGTTCATTCTGTCTCTCACTTGGTCTATAAGATATTTGTTCGCGCCTTTCTTGCCCCATGCTTGGATAACGCAAAAGTCACTATCTTTTTTATCTTTGAAAGAGGCGTCCACGCTTATTAATTGCTCGTCTAGTTGCGGCAATGTCTTGTAGAAATGAATCCAATCACGCTTAAATATATCGCCGCTATCCGGTGTGGGTCGCTGTTGAAAAAGGCTGTACCAAACCTTGCTACCAACTTCCACTTTTTTCTTTGCTGCCCATTCATTGTCATAGCCAAATTCAGACCAAAGAGGCTCGCCCTCTTCACGCCCTAATAGGTCGTTTTCTTCTGCTATTGCAGGCAGGCTTATAACTTCCCATTCGTCCGGCTCACTGGCTAGAATGCGTCCGGCTAAGTCGTCATGGTGCCAACGTGTGAGAATCACAATCGTTACACCGTTTGGCATTAAACGCGTACTTAGTGAACTTTGGTACTCTTCCCAAACACGGTTGCGGTATGTTTCGCTTTCTGCTTCTTGGCGTGTTTTTATCGGGTCATCAATAATTAAATAGTGTGCGCCGCGTCCAGTCACGCCGCCCAAGATAGAACTAAAATAAGAGCCGCCCAACTTGTCTTTGATTGTGTAATCGCTCATAGACTTATTAGCAGGGTCAAGCTCAACATTAAAAATCTCTTTGCCGTATTCTTTTACCTTTTGCCGGTTCTTTCGTCCAAACTCTTTTGCTAGGCTGTCACCGTATGAAATGGTCATTACTTTTTTATTTGGGAATTTGCCGTTTAAATAGCTCGGCAATGTTTCCGTTATCGTTTGACTTTTACCATGTCGCGGCGGCATAAAAACCATTAACTTTTTTAGCTTGCCTTCACATATGCGGTGTACGGCATCGCACAACAAAAAATGGTGCCTAGCCGGTATATATCTACCGTTATGCACCAATTCACAATAAAAAGCGTAGTCTTTACGTGCCGCCGCCCTTATATATAATTCTTGGTCTTTTGCGCTTATCATTCGTTTTGCTCCAATGATTGTTGCCTTCTCCATAACTGGCGCACTAATTCAACCGTTTGTGGGTCTGTTTCTATTTGGTGTTCTATTAGCATTTCTTTGCGTTCGGTGTGCTCACTTGTCACATGGGCGTCTATGCGCTCTTTCCTTCCCCAACGTTCGGGATATTTACGCTCTAAATACCATGCGTTCGCTTTCCAATCATCGTATTTACCGGCTTTTAAAATCAATCTAACTCGTTCCGCTTCTGCTACCGCCTCGGCTTGTTGTACTGCTTCTTGAAATTCAAAAAACTTGCCGCTCATGTCTTGCTCGCCCTGCAATATCCAACGGCGCATAGTTGCGTAATCAATGCCGGATAAGCGGCAAGCTGTATCTAAATAATTTCCCTCGGCAATATAGCCGCATAATTTATCTTGTAATTCTTTAGTAAGTTTATTTGGTCTTCCACGTTTTTTTGTGGTGCTCATGGTGTCTGTACCTCCTTAGAAAAAACAAAGCAACCAAGCTTGTGTGCCGGTTGCTAACAAAGGGATATAGAAGCTTTACAAGCCAAAGAAAGATTAAAGCAAAGCAGGAAAGGGCTTACCGCTTTGCGCCTATTCTCTATTCTAGCCAATAAAACCATGATTTATATGGTACTTTTACTGTCAAAAACCTGTCATAGCGCCCTTTTTTCTTAAATGTGAAACTTTTTTACTTGTCCAATTAACATTTTCGGCTGAAAATAAATGTTCTTACGTCTTCTTTTACGCTTGCTTTTGCTCATGGTCATTCTCCTTTTATACGTTGTTTGCCTAATCTATAATTAACCACGCCCATAACGGCATTAAAGCACGTTATAAGCACGTTAAATAAAATCGTTAACTCTTTTATATCCATAGCTTTATAAGCTCTTCCACGGCTTGTATAAGGACGCTACCAAAGTAACCTAATACAATGCCCCCTAATATCTCATACGCTCTCATAGCACACGTGTAGCCCATTGGAAATAGGTTTTTGTCCACGTGCCAAAGGTCGATAAAATACGGACATCTTTACCAGTTGACAAATTCGAGATCCAATAGTTTCCTCCCATGTATATTCCTACATGCGTTATAACGTGGTCGGCTCTTGTGCTAAAAAACATTAAGTCGCCGGCTCTCATATCCGCAAACTTTACAGGTGTGCCCACTCTCGCTTGGTCACGGCTCACACGCGGCAAGTTCACGCCAAACTTTTTATAAATATATTGCGTCCATCCGCTACAATCAGTTCTTAGCGGCGGCGCTTGGTTTTGTTGTCCACCGTAAACATAAGTTGTTACATCTTGTAAGGAGCGTGCATAGTCAACAAGGTCTTTTGCTTTGTTGCCGCTTCTCACGTTTATATAGTCATTCACTTTAATTAAATTCGGGTTCTTAATTTGTGGGTTTAGGCTTTTTAAATCCGCGTAGGACATGCCATACTTCTTTGCAATGCCTGTTAGCGTGTCGCCTGCTTTTACGGTATATTCTGCGCTTGCTATCGTGGCAAATCCTAAAATAAAAACCGATAAGCAAACGGCTGTTAGTTTTTTAAGCATGTTGTTAGCTCCTATTCGTTTGTAGCGTTATAGTTAGCGGCATAAGCCTCTTGCCCTAAACATGGCGTGCAAATGGTGTTGCGGTCTGTTCCTTGCTCTATTGTGGTTGTGGTTTCGTCATAAGTCACCGTAACCGGCAAGCTTATGCCTGTCATATATTCGCGCCCACAAAAATCACATTTAATCATCTTCTAAATCCTCCCATACAGTAACGCCCATACAGTCAAGGCAAATATTTTGATAGCGGCTTGTATCACTTGGGAATAGAATTTCGTCCTCGGTGATATAGAAAGCCGCCTCTATTTTAAAGATTCCGCTTTTTATAGAATCGCAAAAGTCGCATATTAGTAGCATTACCGCGCCCCCTCATTTCAAGCTTAATAAGTTATTAAGGCTTATTAATAGCTTGTCTAATGCGTGGCGCCTAATTCTGTATATGCTCTTTTCCTCACTGTAACCCATTACCAATTTTACTTCCTGTATGCTCATGCAATTAAAGTAACGGTGTTCTATAAATTCGCGTTCTTGATTTTTTAAATCGCCTAGTGCATTTTCGATGCTTTGTACAATTAACAAATAGCGCTGAATCGTTTCATGTAAATCTAATGCTCTTTTGCTTTCTATGCGGTCTATTGCTACTTTTTCGGTGCTGTTGCTTATGTGAAATGTCGAACCCCCTACAAAGTCATAATGTGCGGTCATGTTCGGCATGATGTAATCTAATTGTTTTTGGCAATTAATAATGCCGGTTCTGTAGGTCATGTAATGCCTTAAATGGCTTTCAATCGTTCGTTCGTCTTTCATTTTCTGTATACTCATGCGGCTCAACTACCTTCACATATTTTGTGAAAATGTTTTGGAATTGCTTTAGTTCTTCATCGCTAAAATTCATGTGTGCGGTCAATGTGTCGAATAGCTGTAAGCCGGCAACGTAGGTTGTAAATTTATCTTTTGCGCCTTCCCACTCATGGATAAAAAGCTTGTGTTCATCGCTCCAATTCATCACATAATACATGTGCTCTTTATTCATGTTGGTTACAAAGGCATTCCCAAAAATTTGCGCGGTTTCGTAGGTGTAACAAAAGTTATCGCGTAAAATCCTTACGCCTGTTAACATAATATCTCTTAGTAATTCACGGTTAAAAAGTAGCTCATTCATTTCTGAAAACCTCGGCTAAATAATCTAGGGCATTGTCTTTGCTCGGATAGCAAAGCGGCGCGTTTTCGTCAAGCCAAGAAAAAGGAATAGACTTTCTTTTATAGTCTTCCATGAACTTGTCTAACATGTGTTGCCACAATAGCCATGTCTTATTTTCTGTTTGCGAAAAGATAAGCCAAAACGCTTTGCCGCCTTGCTCATGCACACGCTGTAAATAATCTATTTGGTGACTCTTTAAATTCGCCAAAGGAAAGTTTGTTTTGTTCTTGGTCGCTTTGGCATCGAACCAAATCGAAAAGCCTCTAGCCGTTCCGCCAAAATCCACCGTACTTTTCTTTTCGGGATAAGCTGAAACGATTGTATTTGAATTGCTCACATAATCAAAGCGGCGTTCTACTTTCCACGGCACGGCTATTTTTTGTATCACCGCTTCACGCTTCAAGTAATAACTCATATTCGCCCATTCAATTACTTGCTCGAATTCTTGCCCTTGGTTGTTTTCAAACATCACAATCAATCCCTAGCTCGTATTTTAAAAACAAATCAAAGGAGCCTGTTTCCTCGGCTATGCCCTCGTCTATGTCATAGAACATAATACCGCCCTGTCTATGCGGAAAAATTAAGTAGCCGCGTAGCTCTTTATGTTCTTTCGCAAAATCATTTGCGGCTTTTCGGTGCCCTTTGTTTACTTCAAAAATCTTTAGGGCTTTGTCGTATATATCCCATGATTCGTATTGGTCATAAAATTTTTTATATAATTCGTGTCGGGTCTTGTTGCTAAACATGGTTTAATGCCTCCTTCTATCTTTCCAACGGTAGCTTTCACCTTCAAACTTAATTTCGTCTGTATGGTGTAAAAGCCGGTCAAAGTTCCGTTTGCCTGTCCATTTCACAAGGCTTTTAGAATCTAAGTTCGTTGTAAAAATAGTGTGCTTACCTTCTCGGCTGTCTATGATTTCAAATAGTTTATCTAGTTGCCAATCGGTACACTTTCCGGCGCCAAAATCATCAAATACAAGCAAGTCAACCGTTTCAAGCGCTTCTAACAGTTCTAATTCTCTTACTGTGCTTTCTTTTTCCCATGTGCTCTTAATGCGTGTGAATAATTTCGGCACGCTTATAAAAATACATGTTATTCCTTGGCTCATAAGATACTTGGTCACACCTACGCTTAAATGTGACTTACCCAAGCCATAGGAGCCGGCTAGAATCGCTTTTTTATTCTCTCTAGTATTAAATGACTTGCAATAGTCTACCGCCCATTCTAGGGCATTCTGATGCGTTTGGTTTTTAGGCATATAATTTTTTAACGTTGCCTTTTTTAAATCCTCGTTTATAAGGCTCTTAGAGTCGAATAAATCTAAGGCATATTGCTTCTTGGCTCTTTCTCTTGCTTCTAAGGCTTCTTTTGCAAGCTTTCTCTCTTCACATTTGCAACCTTTTCTAAAAATAGCCGGTTGCCCTTTGTTCGGACCGCCAATAATTGGATATTCAACCAATTCTATTTCCTCTTGACATCCTTCGCATTTTTCAAAGCCTTTAAAATTTCCAATCATACTTTTCCCATTCAATAGTGCTTGTATCTCTTTCATCGTAAAAACCTGCCTTTATGTTCTTACTACTAGATAAAGGATATATATTATCTTTTTTATTAGTATTTATATCTTTATTAGTATTGTTATCCTCTCGATAGCGCTCTTCGTTATCCTCATGATAACGCTCTAATTCTTTGCGCTTCTCTGTCGATAACGCTAAATTGTTTGCGTTATCCTCTCGATAACGCTCATTTCCTTGATAAATTTCAAAGCTTGTAACGGTGAAAATAGTTCCTAGTCTTACATGCTCAATAGATATTAAATTCTTTTCGACTAGCCAAGCAATTGCCCTAGTTAAGCTGTTAGGGCTTGCTTTTAAATCTTTTTGTAATTTCCTATT